TATCTAATGTAATGATAGGTAGAGGTATGGTAACAGGAGAGTTTGCAGAGATTATAAACAGATTGTTGGGCAATAAAGATGCAGGTTTAAATAAACTATTAGCAGAAGCAAACATAGCAGAAGGTTATATGAGTAAACCATATGTACCATTACAGAGATTTGGTACAGCTTTTATTTCTGTTAAAGATGATGAAGGTAGAACAATATGGTACGAAACATTTGAAGGGACTGTAGGTACAGAAATATTTGGAAATAGGTCAGCTCTAAGAAAAGCTGCGGCAAAACGTTCTGAGTTAGTTAGTAAATATCCTAACGCAACAGTAAGTCAACCAGAAGTAATGACCATACAAGAAGTTAGAAGACTAATAAAAGAAGCAGGGCCCACAGTATCTATAGAATATTTATCACAGTTTATGTCAGATACAAACGCAAGAAGATTCCAAGAAGCTATGAAAGAAATGCGACAAGTATTGGCAGCAAAAGGTTTAGATAAAGATATTAGTCCTATTGGTGCATATAGAACACCAAGAGACAGGAGTGTAGGATTAGAAGGTGTGCCAGGTTACAGTGCAGACTTTACAAGAGGTACATTGCAGTACATCATGACTGCTAGTGAAGCAATAGCACGTAACAGATATCAACCTTTAATACGTAAACATTATGGAGACACGATAGAGTATGCACAAAATGTAAAAGATGTAAACTTACAAGAAGCAACTCAGTCGTTCTTTGATTACACAGAAGATCCTATACAAGAGTTTGCAAACCTAAGACGTATGGGATTCTGGTGGTACTTAGGTGGTAACATGTCGTCAGCTGTGTTACAGACAATGTC